CGCGGAACAGGAATATGGCTTACCGCCTCCTTCACCATCTGCTCAAGCATCGGACGCACATCATCGGGAGTGATACTTTTACCGTTCGCCGGTACCGGAATATTCGCAACCGCATCATTCACCGCCTTCTGCAATACTTCCGGATCGTAGTCACGACCATCACGCGGAACAGGAATATGGCTTACCGCCTCCTTCACCATCTGTTCAAGCATCGGACGCACATCATCCGGGGTGAGACTTTTACCGTCCGCCGGCTGCGGAATATTTGCGACCGCATCATTCACCGCCTTCTGCAGAACATCGGGATCATAGTCACGACCGTCGCGCGGAACAGGGATATGGCTTACCGCCTCCTTCACCATCTGTTCAAGCATCGGACGCACATCATCCGGGGTGAGACTTTTACCGTCCGCTGGCTGCGGAATATTTGCGACCGCATCATTCACCGCCTTCTGCAGAACATCCGGATCGTAGTCACGACCATCACGCGGAACAGGAATATGGCTTACAGCCTCCTTCACCATCTGCTCAAGCATCGGACGCACATCATCGCCCGTCACGCACTTCTGTAATACCACAGACAGGGAAGCCAGTTTTTCTTCAAACATTTGTGCCTGCGCGGCTATTTTCCCCTCAAATGTGCGCTGTAAATCCGCCAGCACTGTGGAGAATTCTTCACCCAGCGCACGGATAATGGACAGTTCACGCTCAGTCATTTTCGCAGTATCCCCCTGAACATCGCCTTCACCGCATCACGCTCTGTTTCGCTTATGGCCTTATTACCGTCAGACGCGCCCTCCTGGCGTGTGCCTGACGACGTTTTCCCGGAAGACGCGAACGGATCCTCACGGGCATCACGACGGGACAGCGCCTCCAGACTGTAGTTCTGCTGCTGAAGATACAGTGCATCGCCTCCTGCCAGGGGCGGCAGATTCTCACGCTTCCTAGCCTCATTGGGCGTCAGCAGCGTATTTTTCACCGATTCACCCAGTGTTTTCATGCGCCGTTCGCTGTCCATTCTCAGCAGCGTGGTGACATCAAATTCCGTACTCTCGTTTTCTCCCGTTTCCAGCGCCTCATCCAGTAACAGTTCAATGGACTCAATCAGCGTCTGCAGACACTGGGAATAATACTGCTGCTCCAGCGCTTCCACGTTGTCACTGGAAGGCGGTTGTCCCACACCAATCTTGTAGGCCGGGACACGGAACACCGAACAGACAATTTCAGCGGTCATCTTCAGTTGTTCCACCGTCTGCGCATCCACCGGTGAAAACGTTGTGGGGTTGTATTTTGCCCCGTTGCTCAGAATGGCCGTTTTCCCCGCATTTTCGCCGGTATACCCGCTGTCCCAGTTGCTCTTCAGTTTTTTCGCATTTTCTTCCGTTATACTGCCGGGGATCTCAATCACCCCGGACGGCCTGCCGCCATTTCTGAAAAAAGACGTTGAATTTGCCTGAATATGATGCCCCTGCGTGGCCGCCAGCCCGGCAGCATACACCGGCGGCAATCCTATAAGCGGATGAAAAAAACAGTTAAACCGGTCGTGGATCACTTCCCGGGCAGGCACCGTCACCGCCTCAGTGATCCCACAGTTCCGGTCCGGCGTGATGCGGTAGAACACCTCGCCGTCATCCGCCACCAGAGGTTCAACCCGGCTCCAGTCCAGAATACGCAGTTCTTTGATCTGCCCCCGGGAGTTACGGATTTTCAGCACCACCGTATTGCCGTGACGCAGTTTGGCGTTCAGCCACAGTTCAAAAAACTGGATACGATTCTGCTGTGCATTGGGACGACGACAGAGACGGGCAATATCTCCCTGCCGTTTTTCACGGCGGATCCCCTGTGTATCGGTCTGCATCAGGCGCAGTCGCATTTTGGCGATATCCTGGGATATCAGCGAAATGCAAGAAAACACCGCATGAAAGGAGAGGACGGCTTCAGGATCGGCTTTCACGCCCTGCTGCCAGGCGCCGGAAAAGGGCTCAGCCACCGCCTGAAACAGGCTGGTCCAGCCCGCCTCTCTTACGTCACGTCCTGATTTCTGGTTTTTTCGGGTTCGCCGTAAAAGGTTCCACATTCGCCATGCTCCGCATCACGTTTCTTTTTCTGACCTGCCGGACGTCGCACCGTGATGTACTCCGCCTTTCCCAGGCGAACCAGCACCTCCGCACACGGCTGTGCCACATCACGGATATCCCCGGTCCGGGCATCATGCGTGCCCTGCAGATATCGGATCTTTGCCATAACCTGTTACGGGAGGCGCACACCTCCCGTCCTCCTTATCAGACTCAGCCGCCGGACGCACTGCCGTAGTTCACTCCGGTGATCACCGCCACCGCCGCGGTACGGCGACGACGCCAGTTGATCCAGCGCTCCGCACGGATGGCCACGCTGCCTGTCTGGAACATGGAAACCAGCTCCACCGGCGACGGCGTGGTACTGTCGCCGGTCGGCTCAGACTGCATTTCCAGTGATGCCTCGCGGGACATATCCACTGCCACGCCGCCGTCATCCGCCAGATAAATATCCGGGGCATTCACCAGCACCAGCTGGTCACCCACGTACTGGGAGACAATCACCGGCAGCCCCTGGAAGGAGCCACCCAGCAGGGTCATGTCCGGGTATTCCTTCTGACCCAGCGCATTTTTACGCATGGACAGTGCCAGGGCATTGGTGCTGGACATCAGCCAGACCGCACCGGTGGGCTGCAGGTTTGCTGCCACAAACTGACCAAACGCGGCCTCTGCATCCGCATCCGGGTTACCGGTTGATGCCGTGCCCTTCACATCATGGGTGATGGACGCCGGGGAGACATCTGCCACTGCGGCTTTTTTCGGGTCCACAAAGTCTGTATCCAGACGCGCCACCACCGCTTCCGCCAGCGCATTACGGACCAGTGCATCAGCAGCCGGACTGGAAAAACGGATCAATTCTTCCGTCAGTACCGCAATGGCCGACACCTTCGCATGACTGAAGGTGATGGATTCAAAATCAAACTTCGTCAGGGGTTTTGCCTTACCCTCACCCACCCAGCCGGCAGCACCGCCGGACACCTGGGCGTGCACACGGATATTGAACGGCACCTGACGAAGTGCAGGGATCCCGCCCTGACCAAATCGCCCGATAATGGTCTGAGGACGCAGGTAATCAATAAAGTCCTGTGCGTATTCCTGATATTCAGACAGGCTGCCTGCCCACTGCGGATCCGTGGTGGTCCCCGCGCCCACTGCCGATTTCAGGACATGATGCAGACGACTGTCATCCGGATACTGACGACGGGCCACTTCCAGGGCTTCAGAGCGGACACCTTTAGCCGCAGCCAGTGATTTGGCAAAACGTGCGAAACCAATCCCCTTATCCAGTTTCTGCTCCACACGGATCACCGGCGCAGAAGTCACCGCGGCCACATTCCCGTTACCGGCCTGTTTCACCGGCTGCGCCGTGGCGGCCTTACCGGCTTCCAGTTCACGCAGGCGCTTCAGGTGCGCATCCACCTGACGGATTTCCGCTGCGGTGTTGTCGTAATGCTCTTCCTCCTCCACATCCAGCGTGCGCCCTTCCTCTGCGGCTTTGGTCATGACCTCCTCAAGGGAGGCTGCCAGCGCTGCACGCTTGTTTTCAAAACTTTTAATCTGTTCGCCAATATTCATTATGGTCTTTTCCTTATGAAAAACGGTTGTTGACTGTGCCGCAGCGCCGGCAGAAGATGCGATTTTCACCACCGGTTTCCGGTTGCCGGACGCGGCAGAAAACTGGCGGTCGTAAGATTTAATGGTCCGGATGGTGCATTCCGCATTCGCGGGCACGGTGACGGCAGACACCTCCATCAGCTCCCAGCGCAGAAAATGCAGTCCGCCTCCGTCCAGAAAGGTGTATTCATGAGGACGGAAGCCCACGGACAGCCCCCTGACCAGCCCGGTCTTAATGGCCGCCCAGGCCTCATCCAGCCGGGCAGCCAGTTGCGATGGCATATCCGGCACGGGCTTCGCCAGTGTTGCCGTGATTTCCAGCCCTTCGCTGACCCGGCGCACCGTACACTGCCCCACCGGGCGGGAATGGTCATGCTGCCAGAGAAACGGGATCGCACTGCCAAACTCCGCGCCCTCCGGCTCCAGGATGTCACCATCCCGATCCGGAGAAGGCGTTGACGCAATCCCGGTGATCACCCGCTCATCCTCACTGAAGGATTTCACCGTCAGCAGGGAGCAGGCCCGTTTAAGAGTCACATCAGCCTCCTGAAAATAAAAAAACCGCCGCAGCGGT